GGTGAAGGTGTCACCCACCAGGAAGGAGCTGGGCTTCTGGTCGACCTCCGCTGCCTCGGCGAACTGGACGGTTAGGCCCGTCCCCTCCAGGGCGTAGGAGCCGGTCACAGGGACGGTGATCTCGTCGGTGAAGCTGTGGCCTCCATTGATGGAGGCTTTGAAGGCTGCGGTGTTCAGCCCGCCCTGGGCGGTGATCTGGATAACCACCTGGAAGGCGTTGGTGGGGGAGCCGTCCACGGTCAAGCTGCCGCCGCCATCCCCCTCCTGCACCACGGGGGCCAGAGTGCCCGCCGTAGTTGCGGCGACCGGGAGGCAGAAGATGCGGGCCGCGCCGCCCTGGACGGCGTCCATGGTGGCGTCCGCCAGTGGGGACAGGCCCAGCCGACCCCTGATCTTGGCGGCGTCCATGTCGCCGGTGATGATGATCGGCGTGTCGGACACCACGGGCGAGGCCCCGATCTTGACGCTCAGCCCGTCGCCGGTGGCGGTCGCAAAGCCGAGCAGACCGTCAGAAATGATTGTCTTAACGTCTCTAAGCATTGCTTCTTAGCCTCGCTTTCCTTGGGGTGCGCCCATGGGGGCCCCGGTAAAATCGGCAACCGCCTGGAGGAACGCCTCCTCGGTCATAGCCCTGCCGGGCTTCCAGTCATTCGCGGCACATACGCCAGCGAAGATGGGCCGCGTAACCTTGTGCTTCTCCCGGAGCGTATCAATCGACAGCAGCTCCTGGGGCTGCGCCGCTGCGGGCGCAGCTTCCGGCTTGCTTCTACTCGCCATCTGTATTCTCCTTTCCGTTTATTTTCTCGATCTCGACCACCTCGACGTGGGTCAGCGGCCCGAAGTCCGTGTCCTTGTAGACGCCGCCGTTGAAGGTGACCGTCACGCGGACGGCGACCTGGGCCTTGAGCAGCGCGTCCTCGGTATCGACCCACTCCACGCCCTCTATCTCCAGCGGGACGAAATTCCCGTCGACCGTGATGCCACGGTCAAGCAGCGAGACGAACTTCTCCAGCATAGCCTCCACGGTGTCGTCTGTGTAGTCGCCTATGAGTACAACGAAGGTGACAGCCCGGTCAAAAACCTTGCGCCGTTTGTGTTTCGCTCCCTCTTCATCCCTAAATCGCTTTTTGGAGCCGTTTCGGGCGTAGGCTTCCCGTTCAAACAGAACTGCACCGATGTGGGACTCTTGGCTTTTCTGGAGGGCTTTCAGGGCTGTGTACGGTCTCGACTTGAGCCCCGCCGCCACCAACTTCTCCAGGAGGTATTGCTTGCTTTGCCCGTAGAGCATGGGTCAGCCCTCCCTTCCGATGAAGTCCTCCACGGTGGCCTTCATCTCCTGCATATCTTCGTCCGACAGGCCGAGGAAGGGCCGGGCCGGGATTTTGACGCGCACCTGTTTCTTGGAGACCCACTTGCCGTTGTACTGGAACCGCAGCACTTTCTTCCTGCGGGCCCGGATGGTGCGCCCAGGCTCACCGAACTGATGGGTCGCTGCGTGTTTGGCGTTGGTGCCGACCGCAAAGCCGGAGGCGTCCGATCTCGCGTGGATGGAGTTGCGGAGCTGGGCGGTCTTGACCAGGGTCTTGCCGCCCTCCAGTATTGCCCGCTTGGAACTCTTCCACCTCCGCCCGTCCGGGCCCTTGCTCTGCCGGAAGCGTTCCAGGGTTGACTCCCGGACGCCCTGGGCGAGTGCGGCGTTGATACTGCGGCGGTCGATCTCGGAGAAGCTCCGTATCCTGCGGAGCATAGCTCGGGTGTCACCTTCCAGGCGGATGTCGTACATAGCTCACATCCCCCTCATCTGCCCCCGGCTGAACAGCCGGGGGTTTGACTTGACGGTGAAGCCGATCGCGGCAGCGGCAGCGGGGTCGCCATCAGCATCGGCCCCGATGGAGACCTTGCCCTCCGCCACCAGGGTGAGGAACTTGACCGCCGCATTGTAGCGGTTGAGGTAGGTCTTCTGATCTGTCCCCTCGTCGATGCCGATGCGGGAGAACAGGTTATAGACCGCGATGTCCTTTGAAAACTTGTTGATGACCTTGGGGACAGGGGCGAGAGGGACGGCGTACCTTTTAGCGAGGTAGCCGTCGATCTCGCCGTCCGCGTCGGCGATCGCCGCGTCAATGATGGGGGCGACCAGCTCCTCCCGCTTCGCGGGCTCCTCAATAAAGGTGTCCCCGATGATCGCGTTGAGGGCGTCGTCCTTTATCATCTCCCGAACTTCTGCCCTGGTGCTGTAGCTCATGCCGCCCCTCCTCTCCGTCAGTCAGCAGCCCCGGTGCCGTCAGAGCCGAAGGCCATCTGCCAGAAGCCGAAGCCCACGTTGCCGCGGCTGTCCGCACCGTAGAGGAACTGTTTCTTCATGAACACGTTCTCGTCAGTCTCCTGGGTCTTGGAGACGAATTTGGCCTTTTTTCTCTGCTGGTAGATCAGCGGCTTCACGGGCCGGTTGGTGCAGAGCAGGAACCAGGAGGAATCGTGACCGGCGAGCTGGGGAACGACCACGGGCTTCGCGGTGCCCTGCATGGTGTTCTTGGTGCCGTTCACGAAGTCGGCGACCAGAATGTCCCGGGCCTCCTTCTCCAGAGCGGGCGGGACGATCAGCTTATCCGGGACAAGATTCAGGGCCCGGCCCTTGCTGTTGGTGAGGGACATGATTGCGGTGCGGGCCGCAATATAGGCGTCCATACTCAGCTTGGCGTGGCTCATGTTGGAGACGGTCTTCTCGCCGATTTTGTGGGCGGCGGAGAAGAACGGCTGGCCGTCGAAGCACTTCGCCGTGAAGCCGTCGGCCAGCAGCTTGAAGATCAGCTCGTCCGGGTGCGTCGCCGCCGACTGCGCCAGCATTTCAATCCGCACATTGTAGATGCCCAGCTTATCGTCCTCGATTGCGTTGCGGTCGACGCCCACGGTCAGCTCGAAGTCCTTGTTCTTGATGGTGTAGTCGCTGGCGGTGAGGTTCTGCACCTCCCGGTCGCCAATCCACTCCCTCATGCCGGGGATGTCGCCCAGCCAGGCGTAGGTCTCCGAGTCGGTGGTGGAGGGGATGACGGAGGCGATCTCGGTGTACATCGGCTGCACTTCCGTCAGGGCCTTGTTGAAGATGGTATTAAACGCGACGTAGATGCCGCGCAGGGTTTGGGGGTTGATAACCATAGCGCATTATCCTCCTTCTGTTCGTTAGGTGCTGGCGGCGGGCGCGGTCAGGCCGTTGCCGATCTCCACAGCGACGCCATTGTCGTCGACCCGGATGACCAGCCCGGCGACCGAGGCTCCGGTGGCCAGGGCGGTCACGGTCTGGTCGTCCTGGATGTAGCAGGGCTTGAGAACGTGGCCCGCGCCGACCTTGTTGGCGGCGGTGCTGGTGTTGGCGTAGACGAACACGCCCCGGGTGACCCGGATGACCAGCTCGCCATCGCCGCCCGTGTTCTCCACGGTTTCCTCGGCCCGGCCCGCTGCCGTCAGGCCCGCCGCCTTCTTCCCGGGGATAGCGTAGCCGTCCGCGTCCAGGGCGACCAGGGCCCCCTGGTAGATGGTGGTCTTAGCCTTTACCGGCAGGACGAGCTGCTTGCCGCCGTTCATGATCTCGGTGGTATCTCTTGCGTTAGTCAAAGCTCCCATAATGGCTTACTCCTCCTTCCCGTATTTCTCCAGGTCTTCCTGGCTGACGCCCAGCTGCTTGCAGACCAGCGTGGTCGCCTCGTCCGGCTTGTCGGATTTGAGGGCCACGCTGCCACCCAGGTCGACCTCGCCCATGGGGACAACCTGAGGTGCCTTCTCCACGAACGCGCCGAAGCCCTTGGGGTCGGCCAGGGCGTAGCTCCGGGCCCAGTCCTTCTGCGCCGGGGTGATCTTGCCCGCTTTCAGGGCCAGGGTGACGGCCTCGTCCGCGTCCCGCTGGGCGTTCTGCTGCTTCAGGGCCTTCAGCTCCTCCAGCACGTTGACGCCGTCGATGGTGCCGCCCTTGAGCTCCATGATCTTCGCGGTCACATCCTCGGCGGGGGCTCCGGCCTTCAGGCCCAGCAGCTCGCAGACCGCTTTGTTGGCGACGGTGGCCTCGTCCCCGGGCTGCTTACCTTCCTTGAGGCTCTTGTTCTCGGCGACCATCGCCTGGAGAGCCTCCATGATCTGCTCCTCGGTGGCGTCCGGGCCAAGGCCCAATGCCGCCGCCAGCTTCTGCATATCCATGTTCTCGTGTCCTCCTTCAAAATTATCTGAATTGACGATCGGGGTCATGTTCTCGATCGCGGGGGTGTTGGTCAGGGCCAGGGAGTGCAGCCCTATGGCTCTATTGTCCGTCTTGCGGACATTGACCACAGGAGAGAGGTAGCGGTACTCCTTGTTCTTCAGATACTCCGCTCCCCGGGGCGTCCACTCAACGACGGCCACGATATTCCCGTCTTCCAGCTTCAGCTCCTTCACCCAGCCAGCGGCAGGGGCCTCGACCCCCTTGAGGGTCTGGTGCTCGTAGTCCACAACCAGATCGACGCCGCGCTGGGCGATCTGCGCCTTCATTGCCCGGAAGCTGCCCTCGTCCACATCAAACTCGCCCTTGGAGCTGACGACGTGGCCCAGGGGGAGGACGGTGATGGTCTCCGGGGCTCCCGTGAGCTCCACGCCGCCGCCCTTCAGAATAAAAAAGTCCTTCATTTTCCGGTGTCCTCCTTTATGCTTGCGCCGCGCCCCGTTATAACGCCGTTAGTACGCCCCACAACGGCCCCCGGGGCCCTGCCCCGTAACTTTACCCTCCCCGGCGTTGGCGTCGCTGTGTGGGCCCCTGTGCGCCTATTTGGGGGTTCCCTCCTTTTGCCGGGCTTGGTAGGCTTTCACCAGCGGCTCCGGGTAGTCCTTCAGGTCGGGCTCGAAGCGTACCTTTGCCGGGTTGGTGCCGAAGTGCGGGTCGGGCGCGACTGCCGGGAACGAGGTCTCCACAGTCAGCCCCCGCTGCTCCACCTGACGCTTGGAGAGCGTCTTCACGGTGCAGCGGCACTTGAAGCCATTAGGGGGGAACCAGGTATTCCAGACGGGGGAGTCTGCCGGGAAGACGCGCCCATCCATCTCCAGGTGGCTGGGGCGGGTGTGAGAGTCGTTGACCGCGTCGTACTGCCAGAAGGGACGCAGCTCCATGACGGCGGGGTCGGTCATTTGCTGGTAATGGCCCACATTGTAGGCCGTCTGGATATTGGTGCGGAAAATCAGATCGGCCTGCTCCGGGTTAAGCCCTTCGTAGCCTTCCGACTCCAGGAAGTCGTTCATATTGGCCTGGAACTCCTGGAGGGTGCTGCCCTCCTCCAGCGCGGAGAGCAGCTCGTCGTAAAACTTCTTGAGGATTTGGGCCTTGGTGTAGCCGCTGACGGTGAAGGCCAGGGCCCGGTATTCCTCGGCGATCTGATAAAAGATCTCCGCCGTAACCGGGACGCGCTCCTTGAAGTAGTCCACAGCCTCCTGGAAGGTCATGTCCTCCCGGCTGAAGATCGTGTCAATGCCGTCCATCTTCCAGGGCCCTCCCCTCCAGGTTGGCGTACACCATGACCTTCTGGAGCAGCTCCTCCGCCTGGGTGACGTCCATCGCCTTATAGAGCTCGGCGACAGCCTTCTCGTCCTCCATCATGTCCCGGAGCTCCTCCAGGCTCCCCGCATTCTCAATTATTTTGAGAATTGGGGCGAAGGCTTTCTTGAAGCTGCCAGCTCCGCGCCTGACGGCGGCGTCGGCCAGCCGGTCGATATGCGCCTGGGTGCCGGGCCCTGCGTCGGCCCCGGCCTTCAACGCAATGGTCGGCGCGGGCGGTTCCTGTTTGAACGGGAGGACGCTCGGCCCCGCTGCGGCCCGGGGTGCGGCGACCTCCTCGTCGGCCTCCGGCTCCGGGATGCTGAACTTCTTGTAGATGTAACTGGTGGGTACCCGCAGCCCGATCTTCCCGATGAGCACGTCCAGGATGTTGGCGGTCTGCTCCAGGTCTTCCCCTTCCTCGCAGTCAAACTGTATCTTGGGGATGCGCTTGTCCTCACCGAAGTTGAAGATGCACAGGGGCCGGATGAGGTCACGCCGGAGGGTGGAGGCCAGGGCCTTGCAGTCAGCCACGGTCAGGTCGTGCCGGACGTCGTTGTGGGTCTTGCTCTGGGCGTAGCTGCCGCCGCCGCTGTCCGAAGTGAGGGTCTGGCCCAGGATAGCCTTGCTGATCTGCTCGTCGCAGTAACGGGCCAGCCGCTCATAGAGGTCGGTGGAGCTGGTTTTTTCCGTGGTGATGAAGTCGATGGTGGTGCCGTCCGGGATGATGCCCGCCGCGTCCGCACCGATCTGGATGAGGGCTTGCATGAGGGCCACCTTGTCTGCCTCGCTCGCCCCGGGCGCATACTTGCCCAGCCGGAGCGGGAGGCCGTAGACCTCGGCGAAGCTGACCCAGTCCTTCAGGTCGTAATTCTTGAACAGGTACATCCAGGCCACGACCCGGAGGATACCCGCCCGGGAGGTGTGCCCGCTGCGGGCCTTGTACCTGTGGACGATGAACTTGTTCGCCGGGAGCAGCAGCCCCTCGGAGTGCTCCTGGGTGCGTACCTTGAATGAGTCGTCCAGGCTGTCCCAGAAGAACCGCTTCTGGTGCCGGGACTTGATCTGGGTGACGACGACGTGCCCCTCGTCATAGCCCCACATGATCTCCGAGACGGCGAAGCCCTTTCCGATCGCGTCCAGCAGATCGTTCTCCACGTCCTCGAAGCCCTCCATGCCGCCGAGCTGCTCCTCAATGAAGGCGGCGATCTCCTTGTCCCGGGGGTCGTCGCTGAACGGGATGATCTCGAAGTCCAGGCCGGTGACGGCGTTCTTCCGGGTCTGGAGCTGGCTGAACAGGTGGGGGTCTTTTTCCTCCATCTCCTCGAACAGCTCCATCTGCCGCAGCACGTCACCTGCGTCGGCCTCCTTGAGTATCTCAGCCAGCTTGACGGGGGTGAGGCCGTTGCTGGGGTATTCGCTGTATTTGTCCGTCACATGGGCAACGGCAATCTCCTGGGTATCGGGACGGCGCGGGGGCGCGGGCGGTGCCTGAGCGTTCTGCCGCTGCCGCTTTCTTCTGCTCATTCCACAGCCTCCTCAATGCGCCGCTGCGCGATCTGATAGAAGTCGTCGTCCAGCTCCACGCCGATGAACCGCCGTCCGGTCTTCTTGGCGGCGACCAGGGTAGAGCCGCTCCCGGCGAAGGGGTCGAGGATGAGGTCGCCGGGTTTGGTAACGCTGGTGATGGGGTTGGCCAGGAGGCCCACGGGCTTCTCGGTCGGGTGTACCATCTGGGAGCTGTTGATTTTCTGGAAGGTGACAAGGTCTTTCGGGCGGTGCCCGGGGAAGCTGAACTTTCCCTTGACCGCAAAGATGATGTTCTCATGGGAGGGGGCGAACGCCGCCTTGGTGTCGCCCATGCCGTGAAACACCTTGTCCCAGATCACTTCGCTCTTGACCTGGAAGCCCGCCAGCTTCATCGCGTCGATGAAGGTCTGCTGCACATCCCAGCGGGTAAAGCAGACCAGGGAACCCCGGCCCGACTCCCCGGATTTGAGAACCCGGAAGGCGTCATAGAGGAACCAGATAAAGGGCGACTTGTCGTTCTTGATTTTGGCCCCGGTCTGGGAAACGTAATTGATACCATAGGGCGGGTCGGTGATGATCGCGTCCACGCTCCCGGCCTCCATTTCCCGGAGCACTGTGAGGCTGTCGCCGTGGATGATGGTGTTCTCTTGGATAATAGCTCTCGCCTCCTTAGTAGGCTCCGCGCCGGAAGTCCAGGGCGCGGGCGACGACGCTTTTGTATTCGACCCTCCGACCGACCTTGATGTCCAGGGCCAGCTTCACGGCCATCTGGAGCCCGTCCGGGGCGTCGTCGTTCTTGCCCATAGGGTACTCAGTCATTTGCTTCAGGAGGGTCTTGTGCTTCTTGCTGAACTTGACGTAGCCGTTCTTGACGAAGGGCTGCAGCGACTGGATGCGGGCGTCTTTATTCTGGGTGCTGTTGATCTCCTCAATGGGAAGGTATTCGCCAGCCTCCGCCGCCCGCTGCCGCATGATCTCCGCGAAGTAATACTGGAACTGCACCGTCTCCACGCCGAATTTGTAGTAGGGCCGTTTGAAGTCCCGCTTCAGGCGGCGGCTCGCCTCCAGCGCGTCCTCGATAATCTGGTCGGGCTTTCGCCGGGCCACGTCCGCGATCACGACGTAGATATAGCCGGTGACGGTATCCTTGGCCAGCGCGAAAATGGAGCTGGTGTCCGACTTCTTGTTCTTGCCCAGGGAGGGGTCGTTGGCCCCGATGAACAGGAAGCGGGGGTCAGAGAAGTCCGGCTGCTGCTTCCCGTCGTCGTCCCAGAAGTCAAACCACTCCTCCTGGAAGGTGCAGTTTTCCGGGTCAATGGGGTCGTTCTGGATTTCGCTGTTAAAACTGGCCTCGCCCTCGGAGATACGGATAACCATGAGGTCGTAATAGGACAGCTTTTCTTCCCAGAGGACGGCGGTGCCCTCCAGCATTGCCTCCCGGTTCGCCTCATAGAAAGCCCGGGCTTCATCCTGCCGGTTCTCGTTGGCGAGGTCGGTGAAGATGCTCTCCCAGGTGTCCCAGAGCTCGCTGTTGGCGGCGAAGCTGATGACGCCCCGGTACTTGACCGCCTTGTAGCTGGGGTTTTTGGCGACGTTGGCCAGCAGCGCGTCAAAGTGCAGCAGCGTCCCGATGTAGACGATGTCCGTGTAGGTGTCGCCAGCCTTGGAGACCGCCTTATAAAACCAGTCCCGGAGCTTCTTGCGCTGCTCCGGCGTGTTGACGTTCTCGTCGTTCTCCAGATCGTCGCAGACGATGAGGTCGGGCCTCCACTGCTTGTGGCGGCGACCACGGATTTTCTTGCCGGAACCGATCGCCTCGATCTTGACCCCGTTGGCGGTCAGGATGACCGACGACTTCCAGACCTTCCCCTCCAGCTCCCCGAAGTCCTCCCGGAGAGCTGCGTTCTCCTCAAACTCGGTCTTGATGTCCGCCAGGAAGCCCTCGGCCTGTTCGGAGCTGTCGGAGAGGATGATCTCGTAGTGCTTGTAGGCATAGACCGCCGCGTGGATGGAGTCCTTGAAGGTAAAGGTCGTGCTCTTGGCGTGGCCACGGGGGGCTTCGATCGCCCTCCTGCATCCGTCCGCCCGGCTGATCTCCTTCGCGGCGACGGTGGGGTCGAGCCCCTTCAGGACGCCCTCCCGCCAGATGCGGTCGAGCTCGCCGTGGAACGCGGGGGATTTTCGGACAAAGTAGTGGGCGAGGTAGGCCCGCCCAAAATACTCCAGGTCGATCGCCCCCAGCTTCCGGCGCAGTCCCTTCGGCCCGGTCAGCTCCTGCCCGGCCTTGAAGTCCCGGAGAAGCTCCGCCCGACGCTTAGGGAAATTGCTGTCGCGGACAACATATTCGAGAAAGAGCTCCCGCTGGTAGTCACGGTTGGCGACTGCTTCCCGGTCTTCCGGCTCCTCCAGTCGCTCCAGGTATTCCTTCAGGTCAATCTTCCCCATCCGTCAACACCTTCTCCCGCGCCCGGGCCAGGACGTCGTGCAGCTCACCCGCCAGCTCCGGGTGCTGCTTGATCGCCGCCATGAGCTCCGCCTCCATCTGTTCAAAGGCCAGCTCCGCCTTCTTCTTCAGATCGGCCCGGACGCGCTTTTCGTAGGTGGCGTTTCGGGCCAGGGATGCAATCAGCCGCCCGGCCTTATCCAGCGGCATTTCGTCAAATTCCTCCTCGGCGGTGCTGACCCGCTGCATGAGGCCGTCCATAAGCACCAGCTCCGCCGCCTTGGTGTAGTCCAGATCGGGGTGCGCTTCCACGGCCTGGGCGATCGCCTGGGTGCGCTGGAGGGTTTCGGCCACGCGCTGCGCGGCCTCCCTCGTCCGTACTGCGTACCGGCCAATCGCCGACTTGCTGATGGAGTAGCCCTCGCCCTTCAGCCACTCGGAGAGCTCGTTGTAGGTGTTCGCCGGGTTTGCCAGCTTTACCTCGAACTGCGACTTGAGGGGCTCCGGGAGGTCGTCTATGGTGGAGTGTACACGACCTCTTCGGCGTTTCTTTTCAGACATTGACCCCACCATCCTGGATGGTGTCCTCCACCAAGTCGATGCCCTTCTTGGTGAGCTGCACCACGGCGTCCTTCCGGTAGGCGTTGTAGGCGTTGACGGAGCGGCTGGTGAACTCGATGTAGCCGCCGTCCTCCAGGTACTTGAGATACTTGCCGATGTCCGGGGTCATAATGAGGTTGTCCGCCATGAGCGCGTTGACGATCTGTCGAACCAGCAGGGCCCCGTTGTTGCCCCGGGCCAGGGCCCGCACGATATAGCCCCGGATTGCTTTGTTCTTCTCCACCTCCAGCTCGGTGGTCTCGTCCATAAAGGCCATAATTTACCCCTCCTTTCCGAAGGATGTCATAAGCCGGAGAACTTGATCGAGCTTCTGGTCGAGCCCGCTGATATTGTGGTCGACGCTGTTCATGCTGCGGATGAAGTCCTCCCGCAAGGTGTAGACCAGAGGCATATCGCTCTTCAGGTCGTTGAACTGGCCGATCAGCTCCTTCAGCTCCTGCTCCCGCTTCCGGGCCTCCGCCTGGATGTCGGCGGCGTTCTTCTTGTCCGCGTCCTCTAAGGAGGTCAGCGTCTTCTTGAAGAAGTAGGTCAGGGCTCCAACGACCAGGGTGCAGAGCAGCGACGCCGCTGCGCCGATAACGGCGGTGATTTGGATGACGTCCATGGGGCCCTCCTTACTCAGCGACAGCTCCGCCGACGCCCTCCTTCAGCTCGGCCTCGCCGACGCCGTCCACCAGGGCCCCAGGGAGTGTAATATAGGGGTCGGCCTGTTTGATCTTGAGGACGGCGTTCTCAATGCACTGCTCCAGATAGTGGTCGAAGCTGCCCAGGTGCTTCACGATGATCTCCTGCGTCTCCGGCCCGATCTCGCGCTTGACCTCATTGAAGACGTCCCGGCCCAGGGCCAGGAGCTTCTCCCGGTCGCCTGTTCCGGCCTTGACCGCTTCCCGGAGGGCTTTCGCCACAGTCTGCTCCGTGTAGCCGACCGCCTTGGTCGCCAGCCGCTCCACGTCGTCCAGGGCGTCCTCCAGAAGTGCCCGAGCACTCTCGTCCTCGATCTTCTTCGTCTGCGCCTTCACCTGGGCCCCGGCCAGCCGGATGTAGTAGACCGCATAGGCCCCGGCCAGGGCGATGACGGCCAGGACGATGTTGGCGAGTGCGGTGCTCGCCGCGCTGGTGATGATCTCCATGTTCATGTTTTTCTGCCTCCTTCAAGCATAAAAAATAAGACTACAGGCGAAGCCTGTAGTCTTAGGGTACTATGCTTTTCGTGAAATGTCCGCATGAAGCATTTCAGAGAATTATTTCTAAGATGTGTCACTCTGTTCGCCGAACAAGTCGAGCTGCCCCTCCACGTTCCCGGGGCCGCAAATGCTCCGAACCAGCCGGTCTGTTATGCTGTATTTTCTCGCTAATTCGAGGTAATTCCAGCCATTGAACTCGGCCTTGATGCGGGCGTCTCGGACGGGGCGGAGGATGTTGTCCAGCTGCGGGATGTAAAGGGTGGCCCCGCCGACGATTTTCAGCATCTTGCAGAAATTTTCAATGCCGATCTCCTCCGCCACTTGCTTCCATTGGTTGTCCGGCAGCATCTCAACGGTCAGCTCTTTTGAGAGATCATCCATGCCCGCGCCCCTTTCCTGTTACTCCTCCGGCGTCTGGCACATCCTGCCCAGGATGCCGAAGATCTCGCCGACTGTGATCGGCGTCCCGTAGCGAGCTGCCCAGACGTCCGGGCTGTTGATGATACCGGCCTCCACAAGCCGCGTCAGGCCCTCCCGCTGCCACTCGGGGAACTGTGCCAGGGGGTCGGGCTCCGGGGGCTCTGCGGGGCTTTGTGGCGTTTCCTGGGCCATGACCGCGCCCAGCAGCTTCACCACGCTGGCCCCGTAGCCTTTGCCCGGCACCGCCCAGCCCTTGCCCTGGGGGTTGTCGGAGGCTCCCAGCCATTCCACGAACTCGGCGGAACCCCGGGTGACCAGGGAGAAGCGCGGGTCGACGCAAGCGTTCACCAGCGGCTCCTTGGAGGCGTATGCCTTCAGGTGCTGGATTTGGGCCCGGACGCCGGTGCGCGGGTCGGGGAACGTCGCCGCCTGTCCCTGGGTGTTCCCGTTCAGGGCCCCGATGCCCGCGAAGTTGTTCTGGCCCGGCTGGACGATGCCGCCGAACTTGAAGAAGCCGGTCTCATGGAGACTCTGGGCCCAGGCCACATCGCCCCGGACGCCCTCGGCCCTGCCCTCCTCCAGATACATCTCCGCCAGCTCCTCCAGGGAGCAGCTTGTAAGCTTCGGCTCGGCGTTCTTGCTCCGGCAGTAGAGGGCCATCTGCTGCGCCGTGGCCCGGGCCTCGCCCATGATCGCCGTCTTGGCCTCCTCGGTGGGGGCGTCTGTGCCCGCTCCGTTGAGCTCCGCCAGCTTCGCGGCGACCTTGGCCTTGAACTGCTCCCAGTGGGGGAGGATGTAGAGCGGGCAGTTTTTCCGGGCCCCCTGCACGATCGCGTCCGGGTGGCCCATCCAGTGATTGTGCGTGTAAAGCTGCTCCACAGTCAGGCCGTACTTCTTCAGCAGCAGCGCGGCCAGGATAACGCCGTTGGCCTCGGCCCCCAGGTCTTCCTTGCTCCCGGAGCCGTCCATGATGATCTCGATAGCGATGGTCGTCCCGTTCCCCGGGCCGCTGCCGCCGTCCCCGGCGTGCCAGCCCACCTCGGTGTCCTCCAGGTTCTGCCACGCATTGATGTCGTCCACATAGTAATGGACGCGGGCGTCGTTCATGTTGGCGTTGGGCCACGTCGCCCGGGTGTACTGCTCCGCGTCCTCCTCCACATTCTCCAGGTCGTTGGTGTTGTGGATGGTCACGCCCGCCACCTTGCCGGTGCCCCCGGAGAGCCGCTTGTCCGCTTTGAACTTCTGGCCCTTCTTGTATTTCCCGGAGTCCTTGGGCCACTTGGCCCCCCAGGGGATGATCTTCTCGTTGATGACGAGGCCGCACTCCGTCCTCGTCGCGTCAGGTGTCAGTTTTGCCATGGTGGTTTTACCTCCTATAAGTTGGTGATGGGGAGAATGACCTCGTCAATGAGCTCCCCGTAGGTGTACTTCGTGCGGCCCTCGCTCTCAAGTTTTCTGAGAAAGACGTTGTACTCGACCGCGAGCTTGAGCAGCTTGAGGACGCCGACCTCCTCCGGCGAGACCTCCTTCATGTCCGGCCCCACCATGAAGCCGATCGCCTTAATGAGCGAGAGCTCCGCCCGGATGGGCTCGGAGGTGTAGAACGCTTCAAACGCCTCGAACGCTTCCCGGGCGAACTTCTTTCGATTGAGCCGGGGTTTGTTGGGCGGGAGGACTCCGTCCGCTTGGAGTTGCTTTTTAATGGCCGCTCTCTCGGCCTTCTCGCGCTGCGTGAGCCGCTTCTGTTTCTTTGCCATATTCCAGCCCCCTAACGCTTCGGCGGGCCCTGTGCGGCCCCGTAGCCCGCGACGTGGAGCTGCTCCGGCGTGTCCTCGGTGATGGACACCACACGCACGTCGCCCAGAGGCTCCAGTCTCATAGCGATGTCCTCCTTGACGCCGATCGCCTGACCGGGCGGAGCTCCCACCTGGAGGGTGATGGTCAGCATGACCGCCGCCTCCTCTCCGAGGGCTTGCCCTGCAATCCGCACCGACTCGGGTCATTCTGACAGGCCCCGCGACACTTCCGGGCCTTGCGACGCCAGCAGTCAGCGCAGCATCGCCGCTCACGAACCTTGTCGCAGTAGAAGCGGGCGCAGTACCGGCCCTTATATACTCCGGCCATGTGAGCCCCCTCTCAGCCGTGGGTGGCGTTGAAGTTTTCAATCGCCCACCTGTTGCCTGTGGCGTACACGGCCCTCCGGGTGCGCTCGGCGGGCCCCTCCCGCCTTCGGGGGATGGAGGCCAGGGCCTCCATCATCCCGCAGTCCGGGCAAATGTCCGTGGCGTTGTCCGCCCGGGAGAGGGCGGGCCGCTCCGTGTACCTCCTGCCGCAGATCGGGCACACGCGCCCGGCCTGTTCGCTGTTACTCACTGTTGCTGCCTCCTTCCGTCTGCCCTGGTTTGCCGTCGGCCCCCAGGGGGCCGAGGCCCAGCTTCTTGCGGTAGATGTTCGCTGCCCGGATGACCTGGGCAAAGGCCGCGTCGCTCGCCACGCTTGAGGTGATGTTCTTCCGGGCCTTCTCGGAACCGTTGTGCCCGGTCGCCCCGGGGATAGCCGCCAGCGCGACCGGGTTGAGCTCCGTAAGGCGGCGGGCGACGGACTCCGGGAGCTTCTGGTAATAGATGCGGAGGAACACAAGCCCGGTCTCGGCACAGACCTCCACATCGCTCCGGGCGGTGCGCTGCATCTCAATGATGCCGCCCAGCGCAGCCAGGATGTCCTGGTCACTCGCCGCCCTCATCCCTCCCCCTCCTTCCGCTCCTGCCGCTTCAGGATCGCCTTGAGCCCCTCGATCACCTTCTCGCACTGGGCCACGTTCAGCCATTCCAGCCGGTCGACGCCGGTCATGCGCTTTACGAAGCCATGGATGCGCTGGGGGTTGTCGTTCCAGCCCAGCGACTCAGTCAGGGCGTAGATTTTGCGCCGCTGCTGGACGGTGCGGGCGTCGCCGCCCTCGTCGGTACGCTTGGGGCGGGTGCTGCGGCTGACCCCGTCCTTCATATTCTGGAGGACGCGGGCCACCTCGTTGATCTGTCCCTGGGTCAGTGCCTTTATGGACTCCTTCCTGGTCTCGCGGTAGACCAGCGCGTGGAGGTCTTCGTCCGTCATGTGCAGCTCCGGCGACTTGGCGATCGCCCAGAGGGTGCGGATGGAGGGCTGCTTGCGCCCTGTTCGTGCTGCTGCCATTCCTCGGGCCTCCTTTCTCAGCCGCCCGCCTTGATCTGCTCCAGCTTGGCGATGTTCACCTCATAGCCGAAGACGTCGCTCTGCTTCCAGGTGGCCCCGACCGCGTTGACCGTGTCTTCGCCGTACTTCTTCAGGGCGTCCTTGCTGATCTTCTCCTCCACCACGATGCAGTCGTGCATCTGGCGCGACTTCAGGCGGCGGATGATCTCCTTCAGCTTCTCCTTCGCCCGGGGGAGGGAAATGGAGGTGGAGAGCCGGAAGCCCACCTCGCCGAAGGTCAGGGTCATGGTCTTCGCCTTCCCCATCTCGTCCCGGTGCTCGGTGACGAATGCCTTGATCTCCCGCTCCAGCCGGGCCTGGGCGTCCTTGATGGGCTTGCTCTGCTCCTCGGCCACCTTCTGGGCCCCGATGATCTGCTTCTGCATATCGCTCTCGATGTCGCCCAGCGCGATCTGGGCCTCCGCGATCTGACGGAGGGCGTCGTTCACGTCCTCCCAGGATTTGAGGGTCGGCTCCTCAATGACTCGCTTTCTTGCCATGTCTAAGCTCCTTTCGGTTATATGCCCGCGCCGGTCGGCGTCAGGGGTACAAAATATACTGCTCCGTGAAGATCATGTAGAGCCCCAGGGGGAGGAGCAGCACTGCGGCGGTGGCGTCCTGGTCAATGGGGGTCGCCCCGGTCGCGGCCAGAAGCAGGATGAGCCAGGAAAGAACCACCAGGGCCGCGCCCATGTGCCGCTGCTTTCTCATTTTCATTGTCCCGGCCCCCTGTCGTCAGAGCATCATCATGGAGGACGCTTGCTCGATGATCTTCACGGTGACCGTGTCCTCACCCCGCTCGGCCAGGATGCGCCCCACGTTGGAAAGGGTGCGGTCGAGGAGGCGGAAACAGCCCGTCCGCATATTACACGCCCGCTCCTTCAGCTCCAGCAGGGCGTCCGGGGTGATGTTGAAGTCCTCCAGGTAGCCCTCCACCTCGGAGGGAGCCAGCCCCCGGAGCGAGGCGTAGAAGTCGACCCGGTTCGCCATTCGTGCGAGGTAGGTCTTGATCTGGGCCTCCAGCTTCGGCTCGCCCGCGATCACCAGCCCCACGTCGCTCTGGTCGAAGATCGCCCGAAGTATCTCCATCTTCTTCTGGGTGTACTTGCTCACCAGCTTGTCCGCCTCGTCGATGATGAGGAGGTAGCCCCGGTTGGTGTTGAAGAACTCCCGGATGCCGTTGACCCTGCGCCAGATCGTGCCGTAGCCGTTGGGGAGTCCGATGCTCCGCTCGATCGCCTCCACCAAGTCCCGGCTGCTCATGGTGTCGTCGCACTCGATGTAGGCGACCCGGGGGAGCTTGGCGTACTCCCGGAGGGCGTAGGTCTTGCCGTAGCCGCTGCGGGCCACTACGATGCCCAGCCCGATATACTCCTGGCTGCTCTGGCACACGCCCAGGACGGCCTTGGCGTCCCGGCTCTCGTAGAAGCGGGGCTTCTGCCCGCCCTTCTGCCCCGGCTCCGGGGGCGGCGGGAGCTCCACCTCCTCCCCGGTCTGGCCCGCCAGAAACGCGGCGAGCTTGGCCTCGATGCCGGTGGGGTCGCTGTCATACTTGCCAGCCAGATACCGGGAAACGGTGACCCGGCTGTAACCGATCTCCTTGGCGATCGCGGCGATGCTGGTGCGCTGGGCCACGATGTAGCCGTTGATCTTCGCTGCGAGGCTCTGGGCCCCGGTGTAGGTGGTGGTGCGCTCTGCTGCTGTGACTTCCATGATGTTCCTCCTATTCGTTTATGGCCCTCAGTCTGGCGAGGGCGTCCCCGGCCTTCGACGCCAGGAACTCGTCCCCGGCCCCGCTGCGCTTCTTCCTGCTCTGGGCGGCGACCTCGCCGCGATACTCCTTGTCCGTCGGAAGGGCAATCACCTTGCTGCTGGGCGCGTGGCCGATCATCAGGTCGAGCTTGCCCACGGCGTCGGAGGGTCGGCCCTGTTCGATGCGTACCTCGTAAGGTGTGGTGAAGTCCTCCAGGGCCTCCACGCTCTCCCGGTACTGCCGCTTCTGGTCGCGCATGAGCTTCTCCAGTGCTGCCTGGGAGCACTTTTCGCCGAAGCCCAGCACCTCGGCGGAGACCGCCTCGCATATCTTGTGGCCCTCCAAGTCGTAGACGTAGAGCTTGGAAACGTCGTCGATGTCCCACTTGATCTTGACCTTCTTGTCCTTCCAGAAGCAGAGCTCGTAGTCAGTGTAGAGGACTCCGAACTTGGTGATGCCCTGGTTGGTCACACGGGCCGTGTCCGCCTTCATGAGCAGCATCGCCGCATACTCCCTGGGCGGTGCCGCCTTTTCATAGCGGGGGCCGTGGGCGAACAGCTCGCCCGGGGTGACCCACTTCTCCTTGGCGTCCGTCAGGCCCCGGTGCTTCCGGGTGCGGTAGTGCAGCTCCTTCCACTCCGTCCAGACCTCATAGAACTCCTCCATGGTCAGCAGCTCCCCGCGCTCCAGCATACCCTCCACGTCCTTGTGCCGCTTGGCGTCGGTCTTGGAGCCGGTGAGGGTACCGGTGTATGAGGCGAACCACTTGGAGAACCGGGAGCAGACCGTTCCGAATAACCGCTCCACTGCCTTGACCCATGCCTGATAAGGGAGGGCCCGGTCGACGCCCAGGATGCCGATGCTCTGATAGAAGCCCACGGTCTCGGCGTCGAAGTCGAAGTCGATGTTCCGCTTCTTCCGGCTCTGGCCGGTGAGCTCCTGCTTGGTGTAGTCCTTCCCGTTGTCGATGAGCAGCCGCTTCGGGACGCCCGCCGTGTAGATCGTTTTCACCAGGGACTCCTTCAGGGTGTCGCCGTTGGCCTTCACACAGATCACGTCGCCCAGGATATCCCGGCTCCGCATATCCATCCAGGCCACCAATACCGGGCGGACGGCCTTGACCTTGCCATTGGGGGCGGTGTACTGTACCCAGAGGTCGAAGGTGTGCTCGTCGCCTACCAGGAGCTCCATAACCTCCAAGGTGGTGGCGTCCCGCTTGCCCTTGAGCATCATCTTGTTCCGCCACTCTCGCGTCCCGTTGGCTGCGAGGAAATGGGCCGAGGCCGCGCCCCTGGTACTCATGAGGTAGTTGATATACCGTCCCACGGTCTTGGTGGAGGGGTAGTCCTGCCAGCCGCGTTCCCGGGCGATCTCCTCGAACTTCTCGTAGAGCATCTCCCGTGTGCCCAGGTTGGAGGCGAACTGCTTGTCGAACCAGATATTCTCAATGATCGCCCGCTGCTCCGGGGTCAGGCTGGGGAAGGTGTCCGCCTCCTTCGGCTTCCGGCAGAGGGCCAGAGCCCGGAAGTAGTCCCGGCACTGCCCGTCCTCCCGTTCCAGCTTCAGGGCCCAGGCGTTGGCCTCCAGCACCTGTGTCTGGTAGCGGTAGAAGCTCTGCGGGCTGACGCCCAGCCCCACGGCAAGCCGGGCGGCGAGGTCGGTGCGCTTCTCCGGCCCGGCGTAGTCAATAAACTCCTGAACCACGCGGGCCGCTTCGACGGCCTCGTAGTACGCCTTCTTGTGGCCGTCTATGTAGTGATTGAGGTCGGCGGTCACATACCAGGGAGCCGCCTCCGTTGCTCTGCGGTCTATGATTACATCCCTCCCGTCTACTTTCTGGGTGGCCCGCCACGCCTTCCGCGCCTTGGTCGTCAGGGAGGCGACGGAGATCAACACCTGATCTTTGCCGCCGCCCTCGCGGGCCTGGGTCTTGGTGTCGTACTGATCGGGGGTTCGCTTCATGCGCTGGACGAGGGTGTTGTACTTGATACCCTCAAAAGCTGCGGCCTCCTCCAGCGTGATATATGCGTCCTGCACTGCCGTCCCTCCCTTCTGCTGTTATGCGGCCATCGCCTTCTCCACTTTCCGTGGGTCGAGGGCGAGGGCGGCGACGATCGCCGGGATGTGCTTTCCCCCGGGGCGCGTCCCGTGTAGGATACGGCTCAGGTGCTGCGGCGATGTGCCGATCTGGTCGGCCAGCTCCGTCTTGGTCATGTCCTGGTCAACCAGGGCCTTGACCACCAGCTTGCCGAAGGGGGTGAGGGTGTTGCTGCTCTTCATCGCCGTCCTCCTTTCTGCGATGTGGGTCTTAGAACTACTTCCAGGCGATTTTGAGTGCCCAGCCCAGCGAGAGGCTGGTGCCGATGACCGCCGACGCCTGGGTGATGGGGTCTGGGGCTCCCACCGTGATAAACACGGCGGCGATGCCCAGCGTGGCCAGCGACGCCAGCCCGAAGATCAGGGCCATATCGCGGAGCCGGAGGGCCTTGCGCTTCACCGCCTCCCCCCGCGCCCTGGCGATCTCCCGCTCCAGGGCTCCGAGGATGACGCCCATGCTCTGGGCGAGCTCGGTGGCAGCTTCAAACTCCGCCTCGTGGCCCGGGAGGGCCCGGAGGGGGTTGTGCGGGTCACCATGCTCCTCCCGCTTCTGCCGGAGGGCGGCGAGCCGGGCGTTCCGCGCCCACCACCATGCCGCCTCAAGTTTCTGGGTCTTTTCCATGCTGCGCTCCTTTCCTTTTCCTCCCCGGGCTGGTACAATAGAGGTGGGCTCCAGCCCAGGGAGGAGGTGAAGTCTTATGAATTTCCTCAACGATATTGTCCATATTGACACAGGGGATGCTTACGCCGATATTTCAACCGAACACAGGCTTTCTCAGCTTCCAGAGTTTTGGGCCCTTGTTGCGTATCTGGAGCACAAAGGTGTCCTTGACCGCGAAGAGTTTTATGACTGCCTGAATCAGAAATGCAAGTCAATGGTTACGATGTCGAACATCCTCATGAGGGAGAGAACCGAGTCGCAAGACCCTTGAGAAACATCTCCGTGACTCGTCGCTGTCGGCGAAAATGCTCGACGAGGTTGGGGTGCAGCCCTTCCTCGTCCGGGGCCGTCTGTTTGTCGGACGGCCCCTTTTCCTTCGGGGGCTCGCCGGTGGTCAGCCATGCCAGCCAGCACTCCCTGCAGGAGAGCTTGTCGCAGTGTTCGGGGGTGACGGGCGGGCAGTGTTCCGCGATGATGTCTGCGATCTGCTCCGCTGTGGTGCCGGGGGCTCTGATGATCTCCAGGCCGGTCATTTCTGCATCCCCTCCTTGAACTGCTGGACGGCGTAGTTGGAGGTATACATTTCTGCCAGCTCCCGGAGCCGGTCATGGAGGGCTCCCCGCAACACCGTTGCCGGGTACCCTGTGGCCCCGTCCAGGGCTTTGTCGAGCTCCCTGGCCATGTTGAAGATGTTGAGGTAGACCTTGCAGTCGTTCTCCGGGCGCTCCTCGGCGAGTGCAAGCCCCAGGGCGTAGACCTTCCGGGTCATGCGGTCTCGCTGGATGTCCGGGTGCGCGTGGATGAAGGTGTCTCGCTCGGCCCCCGGTTCTCCCGGGGATAAGGTGCTGTCCCTGCCGTTGACGTAGTCGTCCACCTCCTTCAGCAGCCCCTGGGGGTTACGCACATCCCGGGGCGTCAGCGTAGGCGGGGCCCCGGCCCACCTGTCCACCTTGCACTTCGCGCAGATTGCGTCCAGCTCCTCCTGGGTGCGGCCCTCCCGGTACTTGCACACCTCGTCGCAGATGTACGCCAGGGTCTCCTCCTGCCCCGGGGCCGGTTCCTTGCTCCAGGCGAAGCTCTCCATCCCGCAGCGGCGACACTTGAGCGTCTGAACGGTACAGCCGGTGAAGGTCTCCCCCTCCTCGAAGTCGTGGGGGCTCACAATGGCCAGCCCCGCCCGGCTCGGGAGGGCCACGTTGACCCGGTGCCCTTCGTCGGTGTAGAGGTTGCACACCTCGCCGAAGGTATTGTGCTCAACCAGGAACCGCTCGTCGTGGCCGTCGATCATGCCCAGGTCTTCCAGGGCCCTGGCGTAACCGTGGAGCTCATGGGCTGCGGTGAGGGGGTCGAGGTCAAGGTGCGGCCCATGCTTGAGCTGGGCCTCCAGCGTGGCCCGCTGCCCCTTGAACAAGCTCTCAGGCTCCACGTCCTCCTCGCTGACCTCGGTCTCGCCCTCGATGATGACCGTGATCTTCACCTCCGGCTCCGCCACGTCCAGCTCGGACTCCAGGCCCCGGGCCTGTTCCAGCGCGATCTCCAGGGTCTCGGCGTCGTCGTACTCCATGACGCTCCGGTCGACGTCCAGGATGCCGGTGTAGAGCTCGGCGTCGATCACGCCGAAGTTGCCCAGGCCGGTGCCCTCGTACTCGCGCTTCTCCCGGTCGTTGAACCGGACGACCAGATAGCCGTTGATTTTCTTCAGTTTTCTCATTCTGCTTGTCCTTCCTTTCTGTGTGCCCTGCCATCGTCAGGCCGGGTAGGGCTCCCCCCGGCGACGCCCTCGCGGGCGTTTCGGCTTATTCTTCGGTGAGGGCTTCCAGGCCCTTGACGATCTGCTCGCATACCTCCCGGCGCTCCTTTGCGGCCCGGTAGCCCTTGACGGCCTCGGCGAAGGCGATGTCCTGGGGCGCTTCGGCGTAGTAGGCCATAGTCTCGGCTGCTTGTTCCATCCGCGCCTTGGAGGTGGCGAGCTCCTCACTTGCCAGCCCATAGACGGCGCTGTGAAGCCATACGGGGAGCTGCTGCTTCTTGAGGGCGTCGGCCTGTTCCTGGGCGTGGTCGAGTTGGCTCCTCAAGACCTCCACGTCGGAGCGGGCCACGTTGTACTTGCTGCCCATCTCCCGGAGCTGCTCTTCGAGGATGTTGACCCGCCCCGGGAAGCTGTAGGCTGCGTCCTCGTCGATGTTCATCTCGGCGACCTCGTAGACGCCCTCGAAGGCCGTCTTGAGGTAGGACTGGGGGCCCAGCTCGGCGACCATCGCCTTGATCTTCTCCAGGGTCTCCCGCTCCTGCTCCTTCGTGGCATTGACGTCGGTACTGGTGAGCTCGGTGTCGGTGATCTCGGCGTCCTTGTAGATACCCTTGACTCGCTTCTGAGCGGCCTTCTCGGTGCGCTCGGTGATGTGATCGTAGTGCTCCTCCCCGTTGAGGATGTAGGTAACTTTGTAACTGTTCAT